GTCCAAGATGGACACTAGTACCCAGCGTGTAGCAACTAATAAAGTTGTATCGCTAACTACGCGCAACATTGAGGGGAGGTCCCCTCCCTGCTGCTCCTTGTCCGAGGGATCAGTTTGTAACTCCGATCGGACTACCGCAATTGTTCGTGGACTTGATCTTATTCTGTTGCACCATGGTGCAGACCAGAGAGTCCGGACGTGTCTGGATACCCAGATCCACGCCTACTTAGATAGCTCAATTGATGAGGTGGTTTGGTTAAAGAAGGCCAAATGGCTTCTCTCCTACCCCCTCGCAAAGTATCTTCGTAACGAACTTCCTCCTAGCCCCGGTGACGTGTTCACGCCGTCGGGGCCACTTCGTGACTGGATGAAGCAACGATTAGTTTCCTACTGTCGTCGCAACACCCACCTCTGGTACTCCTGGTTTCAGGCTAAGCGCTCGGCGCTACCTGCCAGTGATGATTATGTGGAGAAGACCTACGAGGATCATTTCAAGAGTTTGACTCGAGATGACCCCGGGGATGACGATGTCATTCGGCGGATCTTTGAAGACCGCACCTTCCTATCTGTATTAGATAAAGTCCGTTGTGGACTTACCGAGCGCTTTGCGTCGGGGAGGGTATTTGATGAGATGACAGCATCCAATTCGGCGTGTTTTGAGAACACCCGGGGCGGTGGTGGCCAGCACGGTCACCTCCGCACCTTAGTAGGTTTCGACTCCCACTGTGGTGACGAACTTGTCACAATCAGGTGGTACCCCCGTGTACATGGACGGGAGGGCTCGACGAACGTCGTTGTCGAGTCGAGGCGCGAGGACGGGGACCTTTGGTGGTCCCGCCTTCGTGGTCTAGCCGGTCAGATTAAGCTTGACCAACCGACCTGTTGTACAATTCAGGCGGTTCTGGAGCCTTTTAAGGTCCGTGTGATTAGCAAGGGTGAAGCTCTCCCCTACTACACGATGAGGCCTCTCCAGAAGGCAATGCATGGCACGATGAGATCAATGGATTGTTTCCGACTCATCGGTCGCCCCCTGAGCGCTATTGATATCTATGACTGCGCCGCGTTGGCGCATAGTGACTGGAAGTGGTTCAGCATTGATTATTCTGCTGCCACTGATGGGTTGTCCTGGAAGTATTCAGGTAGAATCCTCAAGGAGATCATCAAGTGTCTCCCCCAGTACTATCAAGATATGGCCATGAAAGTTCTTGGCCCGCATGCCTTACACTACCCCTGTGGATCTAAAAAGGTCTTCAAGGGTGTGCAGCGCAATGGTCAGCTCATGGGCTCGATTCTCTCTTTTCCCATTCTCTGTCTAGCAAACCTAGGTGTTTACCTGTTGAATATGCAGGAGGAACAGTTTTGCTGGACGAATGAGGAGCGTCTTCGTCACGTTCTGGTGAACGGTGATGATATGGTTTACGCAGGCCCTCAGAGTGTGTGGAACTCACACATATCTCTCTCTGAGAAGGTTGGCCTAAAGATGAGCGTCGGGAAGGCGTACATTCATTCTTCCTATTTGAATGTTAACTCCACTTCTATTGTGATGGAGTTGGACGGAATTGCTGACAAGCCCCGTACGAATGGGGTGATGGATCTGAGTCAGGTTCCGGCGCCTTGGACGATTCCCTACCTTAATACTGGGCTGTTTTATGGCCAACACAAGGTTCAGGGTCGCCGGGACGACGAGCAGTCAGAGTATGCTGCTGACCACCACTCGTGGGAGGGTGGTCTTGTTGATAATCTCAACGTCGTCCTTAATGGTTCTCTACCGGGTCGTCAATGTGACTTACTCCGGTACTTCCTCTATACACACCATGATCAGGTGAAGAGGGAAAGCGAAATAGAAATCCGCGAGGGGAAAGTTCTACGTCGGGCTTGTCGGAATCTCTTCGTTCCGAGGCAGTGCGGCGGGATGGGTGTTGAACCCCCCGTCGGCTGGAAGTACGATATCTCCAGGCTCGATCAGGAGCTCGCCTACTCTCTCCGTGAGACTACGGCGTTTCGCACGAAGTCGCTACCTCTACCTGGTCCGGGCCTCCTTGATGTTATCGGAGGTGCCCGTGCTCCTTGGTCCAAGCCCATGACGGATGATCCATGTCCGTACATTAGGAATGGTCGCAAGGTGTGTAGTAAAGAGTGGGTACGTCACGTTGGCTTCGCATGGTGGCCATCGCAAGCTTACTCCGGTGTCCCGAGAAGGGACGAAGTAGTCGAAGGCTCGACCATAGCCCAGACCGAGTTCATTAGTGCTCGGATGCTCCTGGGTGTGGATCCCTATGCTGACGATTAGAGGAACGGTGGCTAGGCCTCACTCTCTTCTGACCTGGTCAAGTCGTTAAACTGAAGCCGCCACTAGTGTGGAAGTAGCGTCGCTATGAGGATCGATGGGAGGTAGGGCGCGGTGCCCGAAGGCCCCGTACCCCTCAGAAGCGTTAGCCAAACCTGGGTGGCATTGGGTTCTAGGATTAGTCAGCCAAAACGGTGTTGTTCCGAATTGTAGAGCGTTGAGCGGTCTGTTGTGACCCTAATCTACAAGCATGTTCAACTCAATACTTCCGTGCTAAATGAGTTAACAACTCTAAATGCCGAACGACTGCACGGCTGAGCGAAAGTGTCCTAGGATGTACAGTCTCGGGTGTTGTTCCCCGGGATCCAATACACGAACAATGAAGAGAGTCAATCAAGATGCGGCGGCTGCTCAGAGAGCAGTTACAGCGGCAGCAAGGCAGTTAACTCTGCAAGCTCAGCGTCAGAGCCAGAAGACGCGCTCCGCGAACCAACGTCAGAATCAGTTGGTCGCTGCGAGAAATCGCGCTCCTATGCAGGTCGATGTGACCAGTAGGGGTTCGTTCGGTGTTGAGTCAGCTCCGGTTGCCGTCTCACAGGCGACTGGGCCCGCTCGTCCAAGGATCTCCTCAGCCCGTAGTCGGGGGGGGGACCTTCGAGTCCGAGTGCAACACCGAGAGTATGTGAGCGATGTGAAGGGAACTAGTTCCACGGGTTTCTCCCAAGTTCTTTCTCAGTCGATCAATCCAGGATTGGCCAACCTTTTCCCTTGGTTGTCCACGATAGCGAACAATTTCGAAAGCTATCGGTTTAACCGCCTGACCTTCCAGTATAGAACTGAGGCAGCGACATCCTCGTCGGGTAAATTCCTTATGTGCGTTGACTATGACGCGTCTGACTCTTCGCCTTCGAATAAGCAGACCCTCCTTCAGGAGAGGACTAAGGCCGACTGTGCCGTATGGCAGATGATCGATATGATCTGCGATCCTGCAGACCTTCTAAAGCTCCCTCAGCGTTATGTTCGCAACGGTGCCGTAGCTAACACAGACATTAAGACCTATGATGTCGGGTTGCTCACCCTTGCAACGTTCCTCGTCAATTCGACCGTTGGTGAATTGTACGTGGAGTATGACGTTGAGCTCATCACCCCCACCCCCGCGCCAGCTCCCCTCTCTTTGAAGGGAGTTGCCGGCGGTACGATCAGTACCTCCGGAACCCAAGGTCCTCTTGGGACTGCGCCTGTGTTCACCGGTTCGCTCGTCCCTTTGACGGGCTCGGTGGGTAACACACTGGGTTTTCCCCAGGTCGGTCAGTATCTCGTCGAGCTTCAGAAGACGGGTACTACCCTCATCCAGACGGTTACGTCGGCCTCTACGGCCACCGTCGTAGTTGCTGCAGCGTTTCTCACGAACTCCGCTGCCACTTCCAGTACCGAGTCATGGACAGTCAATGTGACGTCCCCTGGCCAGTTTCTGGCGATGAGTGTTACGGGTGATGCTTCTCTTTCCGCAGCCACAGTTCGCGTAGCGGATTACGCTGTCGCCAACGCCTAAGAAGGCCTGGCAATAGGAGACCTCTGGTTACCAGCCAGAGGATGACACGCTCCGGTGTTCTACCGGGCAAATTGAACCAATAACGGAAGTTTGTTCCTCTCGTTATCGCTAGGGGTCACAGTGCGTTACTCAGAATTCTGAGGTACTGAAAGGCACTCTTAGCTGACGGGGTATGTGATTGCACCAAGGAATGGGTGCGTCCGTCGTGTCATTCGTGGGTGGATCCCACTTGGAGACTGAATTCCTGGTCTCCCTCCATGGTAGTTTCACTACTTCAGACTGGTTGATGTCCATACGGGTTTACGCGTTCTTTGCGACCGTTCGATGTACATGCCCTGAACCCTTAGGTCCAGTTGTCCTATGTAGCGACTTCTCTGTGGAGCGG